TTACTTCTTATTTCTTCATCTGTTTCTTCTGAAAGCGCTAAGAACTTACCCTCAATACTTTGTCTAAAAGGAAATATTATACCATATGTTACCCCATCTGCCATATCTAATAAATATAACCTGGTATAATTTTATATAAATAAAAAAAATCACTGATTACTCAGTGATTTTTCTTTTAGGTTTGTATTTCCTCTTTCGTGTCTTGGTTCGTATGGACAATGTAAACATCCATTACCACAACATTTACCACGTTTCATATGATAATTTTCTGTCATGACCATTCTACCTTGACTATCATAATAAAATTCAGTTGGTTGAAGTTTTGGTCCAAACTCTCTAACGTATTGTTGTTGTATCCAATCTTTTGATGCTCCTACATTCATTTTAGTTAGTTTTTCTTTGATTATAAAACGCCAACAATACTTGGTATGTTAGCGTTATATCATTTCCCCATTGTACTTTCATGACTTATACAATTTCACATGCTCCACCGGCACACGCAGCTTCTCCTCGTAGGTCAGTGTTATCTTGTAACTCAATAACTTTTGTAAGATCAACATCTGTTAATGATTTAACTAATCTTTCAAAGTCTTCTTTTGTACAATCTTCAAAAGGTGCTTGTGTGTAAGTTCCTCCGTTGTATGGTAATACTGAAAGTCCGTTATAAAAGTCTCTATTATTCCACATCCAATCACCAACTAATTCCCACTCATCTTCTTTAATTGAAACTGTTGCCGATACGTTGTGAGTATTTTGTCCGTTTCTATGACCAGGTTTAATCCATTCTTGAGATACTTTTTTAACTCTTTCTAACATCTGAAATACTGACTCATGTCTAACAATTGAACCTTCAGGTGCTCTTTGTGGAATAGTAATTACCGCAGTATCGTGTGGTCTAAAGTATTCATCTTCAATCAACTCAGGGTGATTAATTGCAAGGTATGAATAAATTGATTCGTTTTTTCCAACACGGATTCTTCTTAGGTAATAATCATTATGCCAAGCGTGAATACCTGATGATGTACCTAACACTAAAGATGATGTTCCTGATGGTTTAACCGTTGTTGTTCTTGCAGATTTGTTAATTCCTATAAGTGTTGCAACTCTTTCGTTTTCTTCTTTAACCGATTTAGATGCCTTTTTCATATCATAACCCAATACAACGCCTGAACCAATACCTGTCATACCAACACCAATAAGAGCATCTTTTTCAGTTGTTCTTTTCCAAATGTCTCTTAGGTAATGAAAGTCTGTGTATCCCGCCTGTAATGTACCAATAAATGCCGCTGCTCTAACTCTTTTTTCAAAATCTTCTTGTGATTCGATATCTGAAGCATTTACCTCACATAAGTTACAGAATTGGAATGGTCTTAGTGCGATTTCACAACATGGATTAGTTCCCCAATCTTTATCATTTGATAAGTAGATTCCAGGTTCACCTGCTCCTGATAACTCAATACGTTTCCAAAGACCCATAAAGAATTCTTTTGTTATTTTGTGACGAAGAAGTACTGCCGAGTTATTTGCTCTACCTCTTTGCGCATTTTGTTCCCACCAACTTCCTGACTTACAAGATATCATTTCTTCATCATCCGCTGAGAATAATGAGATAAGTGCTGCTCTTCTTATACCACCAGCCAATACCGCATCTGCAATATGACAAACAATGTCGTGAGTTTCAATTGGTGATAATCTTTCCCCATCTTTTTTGTTATCCAACACTTTTGTTATGTGGTGGATACAATCTTTTAGTGGTTGAGGTCCTGGAGCCTTTCCACCTGATGTTACAAGGTTCGCCCCTTTTTGTCTAATATCTGAAAAATCAAATACAGGTGTTGACGATTTGTAACCTAAATACGATTCCATCAATACTTTAATGGCGTCTGCCCATCCTTCAATAGAGTCACCAATTAAGTAACGTCTTGTTCTTTCAGGGTTTGGTTTTTTTATTTCTGGTAGTTTTTCAACATGGTGTTTTTGAACTGAGTATCCAACTCCTGTTCCACCTAAAAGTAAAAACATTGTTTCAGAAAATGCATCCACATGGTCAATTGGCATATATGCACAATTGTAGACTCTGTTTGGTGAAATCTCAATTGGTTTGCCACCGAATTGTAATGATCTCATTGATGGTAATACTTTCTTGTTGTATACCATTTTATATACCTCCTCTATCTCATCTTTGATGTGAGGGTACTTACGTTGGTGCATCTCTTTGTTACGTGTTACCAACTCTTCCCAAGTCTCTCTCCTGTTCAATTCAGGTTGAAACTTAGCGTATTTCATAAAGACAGTAATGTCACTTAATATTTTTTGCGAAATATCCATTTTATTCAAATTTAATAATTTATTTTAAGATTCTTGTTGTTCTTTTTGTTTTTTTCTTTCTAACAACTCCTTAATTCTGTTCCTATTCTTTTCTTCTTTTTGTTCCTCGTGGCCAAGGAATGTTACACTTTGTTCTGTATCTATCTCTAACATACCATTGTCAAACTTACAGTTCTCAAATATAATCCCATCTTTACCGATCCTTGATTTTGTGATTGCGATTGTTGCCAAGTTCATTTCTTTTTGTTGTAATGATTTTGCGACCGTGATAATAACGTGTCCAACTTGTGCCTTTTTAATAGAACCACCCATTTGATCTGTTGTTACAACCTCTGATGATATTGAATTTCTGTTACCTTGTGTTGCGGTCCATCCTGCAATATCCAACTCGTGACACATTGCCTCAAATCCTCGCATTACCGATCCTTCACTTTTCCATTCATCACCTAACATTTTGTCAGGAACCACACAATCAATATAATCTAAAATAATCATATCAATCTTTATCCCTTCGGCAATCATTTTTCTAACCTGATTTTTAATCTGATTCATAGTTACGGTATCAGATGCCAATTTTTTCATAATCAACTTATTTTTTCTTGTTGACTGAATTTCTTTGACTCTTTCAGTAACTTCTTTTCTATTTTCAGAAAGATCGTCGGGATGTATCCCTGTCCAAAGTGTAAAGTGTTTTCTTTGGATAATTTTTGGGTTGTCTTCAAAGAATATCTGAAGAACATTATACCCTAAGTTAAATGCGTGGTTAGCAATCTTTGTTGTGAACGTGGATTTACCAACACCGGTTGGTGCCAAAATAACACCAATTTCACCTTTAGCAAGACCACCTTTTAATAGGTTGTCAATACCATGTACTCCAATCGGAATTGGGTGTCTGTAGTCGTCATCCAATACCTCATCAATATTAAAAAAGACATCTGTAGTACCCTTATCAACTTCACCAACTTGAAGTGCTCCCCTTACCATTTCTTCTAACTTATCGTAACTCTCAAAATCACCTTTGTCTATGATTGATTGAGCCTTGGTCATTACTTTTTGGAGTTCTTGTTGTTTACAGAATTTAAGGGACTTTTCTTGAACAAAGATTGAACCTTCGTCTGAGACGTTCTTAACCTGATCTAATGTGTCTAAAACGCTCTTTTGAGCCATCGGTGAACTAATTTCTGACTTAGTCAATTGTTCAAGGGTATCAAATGTCGGTGTATGCTCATATTTTGAATAATATTCTTTGATCATTTGACAAATAATCTTGAAATATTGGTTATCAAAATAATGAGGATCAATAACTTCAATTATGGAATTAGAGAAATCTTTGTAAGTAATTATGTTATTTAGTAATTGAATTTGAAAAGTATTTCCTAAGTATCCGAAGTTCTTTTTGTCTGACATATTGTATAGATTTTTGTTCCTTGTTTTAATAAATATAGTTAAGCGAACGAATAATTAAGGTACTGATAAGATAAATTTTTCTCTGATAAAATGTCAGTTAACTCTCTTAAAATGTTTTTTATGTCTGGGCGTATATCCAGTGTATATCTTACCTTTGGTGGGTATACTTTTGCATCAATAACTCTATGACAAATTGTCTTGTTTCCAACCTTTAATATTATGTTAAATACTTCAGGTCCATCTGTGTTTGATGTTTCTAAAATGTTTGGGTCTTCTTCTATTTGGTATCTGTTGTCTAACATATAAACCATACACTTGTTTCTCAATTTTGTTTGTAATGTTTCAGACAAATACTTAATGTAGTCATACAAATCGACTGAATTTTCAGACTTTTCGTTATAACCTTTTACATTAAAGAATCTTTGAACCACAAAATTGTCGTTAAGTGTAATTAGAAACTCAACCTTTGTTACATCATACTGTTCTTTCATAATTTTACTTTTTTGTTTTAAACTTTGTTTTTTCTTTTCTTGTTAACTTTAAAAATGGTTTTAAAAAATATACCCACTGATCGTCACCTTTCGGTAGGTATTTAAATAATCCGTCGTCCATCATCATCCGAATTAGATTCTTATAACCTCTTCCGTCAGGATCCAATGACTCAGAGTAATAAGTATGTACTAATTCTTTTCCTTCTTCACTAATTAGTGGTTCAGATAAATCTACAATCTTTTTATTGATTTCAAAAAACTCGTCACCAAAAATACCTTCTTTTGTTTTACCCGTCAGTAAATTTTTAAGAGCGGTATTATCTTTTTGTTCTTTAAGGAGTTCTTCACCTCTCGTTAAAATATCGGTAAAAGAAACTTCTTTTTCAAGTATCTCAGGAAATAATTTAACAATCGTCTTCTCACCTAAGTAATAGATTCCATCTATATTATCTGATTTGTCACCAGATATTATCTTGAATGTTTTTACATTGTAGTGTGGTATTTCTATTTCGTATAGTTTGATCTTATCTCCGTTCTTATAATACTTTTTGGTATTAGGTGAATAGATTGTAACATCTTCAGAGATAAGTTGTGTTAGGTCTCTATCTCCACTGAAAATTGTTTTATCTTCGTCTTTTGAAATTTTGCAATAATATGCAATGAGATCATCGGCTTCAGAGTATTCAAATTCAACTTGTCTAACAAACATTTCTTCCAAGTATTCTTTTACTCTTTGTTTTTGTTTGTTAAAGGATTGTTCTTTAAAATCTTCTGTAACACCTTTTCGGTTAAGTTTGTATTTTGGGTAGATTAACCTTCTTTGTGAAGTACTTGTTTCTCCGTCCCAAAATACAACAACCTTGTTGAAGTTTTCGTCTTCTATAAACCTACGTAATGTGTTAAGGAAATGCCAAATACCTCCTACGTGATCTGTACCGTTAAAGTAATCTTTAACACCGTGAAAATCAATTTTTAATAAATTATTCCCGTCTACTAATAGGGTTTTTGTCATTTCTGTATTATTACAGGGTTCTTACTCAACTTCTTCTTTTTCTGCCTTTAAATCAAAGTCACCATCAACACCGATTATTTCTTTCCAATACTCGGCATAATCTTTTTTGTATTGTTCAATGGACGCCTTTTCTTCGGATGCTTCTTTACCAGGTAAAAACCCATGTGGTGTTACAATAATTTTACCGTCTTCAAATCCAAGTCCATTGATGTGGTTTTTCATTACGGAAACTTTTGTTCTTGATGCAAACTTTACTGTACGTTTGTCTTTAGTTGCCGTAATCTTTGTTGTTCCCGCACCTTTTTGATTTCCAAATAAAAATACCAAAGATGAATTTAACCAAATCGCTTCACCACCTTTTGCCTTAATTTTTGGTTGTCCAAATGGATTGTCAGGTAATTCCACCCAAGGTTGATTAACAATAATCAAAGTGTTTTCGTATTTAGAATCCGCTTTACGAGAACCTGATATGCGTTGGTTGATTCCCATTCCAATCTTGTCGGCTAAAACACTTGCATTGTGTTGTTTACCACCCTTACCTTCATAAGTCATCTTACAAGGAACTGAACCAACTGAATCCCACATAATACATAATGAATAATCTAAATCTCCTTTTTCTTGTGCATCTAACAAATCATTAATGTAGTCTGTAATTTGTTCAATATAATCAAAGTTGTTATTGAATATATAAAACCCGTCCCACTCTAATTCTCCTGTTTCAGTATCAACAACTTCTTCACATTCAAAACCCATAAGTTTTGCGTGTTCAAAAGACCACTTCTGTTCTGTAATAATAAAAACAGGAAGTACTCCCTTCTTTTGGGCATCAACTGCGGTTTTAACTAAGGCGGTTGTTTTGCCTGTATCACTATGTCCTAAAAACATATTAATGTGTCCCATCGCAGGTCCCGGTAATCCAACAGCATCTAAGAATGGTTCACCTAAATCAAAAAACCTTTGTGGTTTATATTTTGCTGATGTAGAAAACTTTTTCTTTAATGAACTAAAGTCGTTCTTTTTAATTGCCATCTTCTTCTCCTTTTTGTTTGTTTAAAATTTTTAACATGTCTTCAGTGATTTCAAATTTCTCATCTCTTTTAACATTATACTTGTAAATTGTTTCCAACATTTCAAGTTTATCTTTTGCGTTTGTCATCTTTTCAACAAACTTATCCATTTCTTCTAAATGTTGTGGGTGTTCTCCAATACCAACAGGGTTATTGAAATAAATTAAAAGTGTTGCTTCTGCTTCAGCCATTTCTGACCTATATTTCAAGGTCAGGGCTTCATACATTTTTTGTGATATCTTATTCATTACTTAAATATTAAAATGGTAATTCTTCTGATGGTTCATCATCTGCTTGTGGGTCAACAATTGGTGTTTCTTCTTTTTGTACTCCACCTAAAGAAATTTCTGCCTCATCTCCGTAAACGTATTTTTTAAGTTCTGAACTCCACATTGGCGTCTCTCCTACCGCTACGGCTTCTAAATACTCAACAGGTTTTTTAGAATAAACATCTTTCCAAGTTAACTCATCTTGTAACCAACCTTCCATAATTTCTTTATCTGTGTGTACAGGTGCTGGGTCATCATACATAATTGTTTGAACAACCGTATATTCTTTTCCTTGTGGTGTCTTAGCCTTTGTTAATTCAATAATAAGGTCTCTTCCTTTTTCTGAATCAGTAACATCACCTTTTGCTTTCCAAATAGGAAGTATTTTATCTAAAACCCCTTCTTGTTTGTAGTTGTGTTTAAATCTCCAAAATTTAACACCATCTTGTTCGTTATCTCTATCAATAACTTTTACAATGTAAAATAAACGTGAACGGTACTGTGATGCCAATTCTTTATCTTCTTTTTTACCTGTAGAAATTAATTCGTTATAAACTTCAGTAAGTGGAGATCTTTCGTTGTCATTTTTTTCAGGGTCATACAACTTAACCCACTGCCCATTTACTTGAATCTCGTGATACCAAACTTCAACAAATGGTGAAGAACCGTCCTTTGTAGGTAATACTCTGATTCTTTTTTGTGCTGATTTTTCATTTTTTTGAAGAATTGCTGAAAAATATCTTTTCATTCTGTCTTCTTGTGAGATGTTTTGTCTCGGTGAACTACTTGGTGTTGAGTTCTTTTCGTACTGTGCAAGTACTGCGTCAATTGAATTTGCCATAGATTTTTGTTTTTAATTTATACTCTTTTATCTATAACAATTATAAGTGAATTTAGTAGAATGTCAAATAAAAAAGGGACCTTTTGAGGTCCCTTATATTTTATAAAAATCTACGTCTTCTTCTATAGTTTTCTTTCAAATTTTCTTCATCATCTTCAGAATCATATATATTAAAAGTTTTTTTAATTTCTCCCGGTGAAAACCTTTCTACTTCATCAGATGTTAAAACATATTCGTTTTTACCTGATTTTTCCATATCAACTTTTTTATCATCAAAAAAATCTGTCAATTTTTGATTATAAGGGTATGAATCTAAAGATCTTAATTCTAATCTTTCTTCAGGTGTTTTTTCCCTATATTTGTCAAACTTATTTTCTAAACTATCAATTTTATTTAATAATTGATCCATATTTTCAAGTTTAGAAGTTAAATCATCAAGTTTTGAAAAAATACCATCCATAAATTCATCTTGTTTGCTTTTAATTTCTTGTTGTGCGGTTACTAAATCAGTTATATCAATTTCTTCGGCTTCCCCTTCTTCACCTTCTTTCGCATCTGCACCCACTTCTTCAACATCAGGATCGTTTGAAACGTCTACAGGCTCAGGAACTTCTTCAGGACCTCCGGCCGGTGGAGCACCTGCATCGGTAGGTGGTGGAGCACCAGCATCCGCACCAGGAGGTGGTGGTGGAGCACCTGCATCAGGTGGTGGTGGAGCACCTGCATCAGGTGGAGGTGGTGGTGCAGCTTCATCCTGTTCTTTAATGATGTAACTATTTATTTAATTAAATCTTCTGATTTCTTCCAATATTTTTTTTTCTACATTCATTTTTTTATAATTAACCATTTAATAATGTTTTAACCCCTGTTGGTGTTTCAACTTTTAAAGTTCTATTTGTTTTTACTGTATTATCATACCTCTCTATCAACCCATCTTTCATTCTTATTGTATAACAATCTCCAGTATCTAAATCGCAAACTTCTTTATACCCATTTTCAGTTTGTTTTTCTGTTACCCTAGCATCCTTTCTAAGATAATCGTCTAAAAGTTTTTTTACGTTCATAATTTTTCTTTTTATATAAATATGTAGTTATTTGTAAAATTAGAAGAAAGTTTGCGCAATTTTAGAAACGGCAACGTATGAGTCGTATAGTTGTTGTGTTAAAACGCCATTATTTAAATTATTTATAACAAAATCTTTTATATTTGCAGCACTCACCGGTTGAACTCCTTCTGTGTTTTCATCAGCATCTAAAAACCCACTATCCCAAATAGCAATAACAAATTGAGCAACCGACTCATCAAATGATTCCGTATTATTACCGTTTAAATTATTTAATTCAGGAAGTAATAAAATCGGTTGAGATAAGTATGACGATGCAATTGCAATTGATTGACTTTGACCTGTAAATGAAAATAGTGGTTTTGGTGTATCTGAGTCATTTACACATATTAATTCATAAAATTCAGGTCTATTACCACTATTAACATTTATAGCATTTATTGAAAAATAGTTTTGGTTTAGTGGTTCTATTATACCTACACTTTCTGATTGGTTTATTGGTCTTGTTAATGCAATAGTGAATAAAACAATTTTTAAATTTTTATCAGAAACATTATCATTTAAAAGAATTTTTAAATCATCGTAAGTTAATGTTTTCTTTGATGTTTTAACAAAAGGGAATGTTTTATATTGATCGGCAACTTTTTGCTCACAAACGGTTTGATTTGATTGTGTGCCATCTTTTTCTAATTTTTGTTGTTCAGGATCTAAAAGTGATTCAAACACTTCAGGTTGTCCTTCAGTATTTTTCCTTTCCAATATTTTTTGTTTGTATTTTTGTAAATAATTAGCCTTAACATACGAACCTAAACTCTCAGGTTGTGGTAGTGCATATCTTGGCATACGTGACCCTTTGAATGTTGTATCAAATTTGTCAACTCCTATTGAATGTGAGACATTGAATATTAGATATGGACCATAAAATAATGGTACGTGTCTGAGATTAAAATACATCATTGGTTGTAACATCGCATTTCCCATACTTGACACTTCACACGTATATGATAATGATTTATAAAAAGAATAAAGAGATGCGGTTTGTTGTGTTATTCTATCACCACTAGCACCATTAGCCAAATTATCTCTAACCATGAAAGTTGCTGCAGTATTTTTTTTGTCTTGCATCCCAACATTTATTGACTTGAAAATATTTTGATTTCTTATACCAAAATCAACGTTGAACCCAACCACTTTATTTGATAATGATTTGTTTTGTTTTCCGTCTTGAACCCTATTTGGGTTTGAGGATGGTATTCTAAAATCATAGCTATCGTCACCATAAACCATAAATTTGTTATCTGTGGTTCTAGGTTTTTCGGATTCTTTACCAACATAAACACATAAAAATTTTGCACTTGAGTTAATGTAGTCTACATTTGTCCATGTACCAAATAAACTATTTGCCGGATCTATATCTATGGCTTGGGCATTTTTTGATGGGTTTTGTAACCCATAAAAATTTACGTAAGATGGTAAAGAAAAGAAAATCATATCACTACAAATTTTTAATATTCCACCAATTACAGAATATATATCTCTACCACCGTCAGATTTAAAAATGTCTCTGACTTTTTCCATATCTAATTGTATTTTATCTCCAACATCATTGTTTCCTGTATCATGAAAAAGAAAATCCTCAAATAATGTTTTAGATTTTAAATCACTTCCCGATACCCATTTGTCATTTAATGTTTGAAAAACATTATACAAAGATAGTTTTGTAGTGTCTCCTTCAACCGTTGCTCTAAAATTTTTGTTTTTTGTTTTTTGTTTTGGTAAATTTTTATTTAGATAACTAGAAACCTCTGTAAGGATATTATCATTAATTAAATTTTCACCGTCAATAAATGTTTTAAGTTGGTCAATAAAAGTTTCTTTATCGTAAGGTTGCCCATCTTTAATACTTTCTTGTTTTCTACTTGCAAAAATTTTAATTATAGGACTTAAAGTTTTTATATTATCCACACTAAACTTGATGTCCATATCAATAAAGAAATCTGTGATTGTTGATCCGCTATCAGCATATTCAACATATGGTAATGTGGAAAATCCAACATATTTTTCTAATGTTTTCCATTCATCATTAAAGTTCGCCCTACTTGTAATTAAATTAATTGTTTGTGTATTGCCAGGTAAAGTGTTACTAACATATGGTTCAAATTTTATAGGATCTACGGGTGTGTATCCGGGAGTATTTAAAACACTATTAAATAATTTTCTATCAAAATTTCCAGCATTTGCAATTTTTAAGACACAATTAAAATTCATAAAGTTTTTAACTCCTGTTGTGATATTAGATAATTGGGAAGTTGCTAATTGATATGCGTCTTGATTTTGTTCATTAATTAATGTGACATCATTGTCTCTAACAAAAAATACTTTTTTTAATTGTTCAAATAGTCGTCTTTCTTTAATTTTTTTAATTTTATTTGTATTAGTATATGATGGACTAACTTCTTCTTTTTCAAGGATTAATAAATCACTTGCACTAGGATTAGGTTTACAAAAACCTAAAAACGCCTTTTCAAATAAATCTAAAATTTCCGGTTTGAATACCGCAAAAATTTCTTCTATTGATTTTGGCATAAGTTCTTTACCTAAATTCAAATACTCATTGTATTTTGGTTTTGTAACTAAAGTATTGTCATAATAACCAAATTGAGGGGCTCCCCAAAAAGATCGTACAGATCCGTTATACATAGCCGGATTGTTTTGGATTTCTATCTTCAATTTGTTATTATCATCAAAACATTCAAGTACCGTTTGATTAATATTCAATCCTCCATTTGATGGGACTAATAAATGTGTTTTGTAATTTTTATCTATTAGAGGATCTTTATCAAAAGTTAAATATTGGAAATATGGGCTAATAATAATTGACCTGTTAATATTGTTACTGTCCCCATTAAAGTCCATGTAATAATTCGCATTAGTATTGTTACCTATTTTTAATTTACCGGTATCATATAAATTATCAAATTCTGTTTGATTATAAGTTGTAAATAAATCTTTTTTTGTGAAAAACCAATATACATCCTTTATTAATTTAGGGTAAAATCCAGTTTTAAAAATTTCAATCCCCCCATAAAATGGTAATAACTTAATTTCAAAAGATTTATAA